GATAGTATTTTTAGAGGTGTTAGTAAGTTAAAAAATTTAGAAAGACTTTTTGAACTCTATTATCAAATGACAGAGTTTCAAAGATTATTTTTTAAGAATAATGCAGTTCCAGGTTTAGTTTTACAGACAGACAACGTTTTAAGTCCTAAAGTAAAAGAAAGACTATTAGAAGCGTGGAGATCTAATTATTCTTCTTTATTTAAAGGTGCGAGAAATCCTGCAATTTTAGATGGTGGATTAAAAATAGATAGGTTTTCAAATATTAATTTTACAGAATTAGATTTTGAAAATTCTATTGAAAGAATCCAACAAGATATTGCTAAATCTATTGGAGTACCTTATGTATTATTAAAAAGTGGTAATAATGCGAACATTCATGCAAATGAAGTATTGTTTTATAATCATACTGTATTACCTCTTTTAAATATGTTTTGTAGTGCCTTTTCTCATTACTTTAATGGAGGTGTTATTATCAAACCTGATAAAACATCTATAGCTGCACTACAACCAGATAATAAAACTCAGGCTATGTATTATTCAACACTAGTTAATACAGGTATTATAACAGTTAATGAGGCTAGAGACGGTCTTGGGCTTGAAATTTTAGAAGGTGATGAAAATAATCAAATAAGAATACCTCAAAACATAACTGGAAGTGCTGTTAATCCAGCAATAGGAGGCAGACCTGAGTCTTCTGATTCCGGTACAAGCGAGTAAAAAGGAATAAAAAATGGAAAAAACATTTTATCTGAACAGTAATTTTGAAACTAAAAGACTTAAAAACTCTAAAGGTTTAAAAATTGCTGGCTATGCGAATACTACGGACAAAGACAGGGTCGGAGATATAGTAACTGCTGAAGCATGGGCAAAAGGAGTTGCTAATTATAGAAAAAACCCTGTTTTATTATATCAACATAAACATGATCAACCTATTGGAAAGGTAGATAAAGTAACTGTTGATAGAAAAGGAATTTTTGTTGATGCTATGGTCAGCGATGCTGCTGAAAAATTACATGGAGTTCAAACTTTAATTAAAGACGGAGCTTTAAAAAGTTTTTCAGTAGGTTTTCGTGTTAAAGACGGTAGATATGATGAAAAGACTGATTGTATGACTATTACAGATGTAGAGTTATTAGAAATCAGTGTGGTTAGTGTTCCTGCTAATCAAAATTCTTTATTCAGTATTAGAAAAAGCTTTGAAGGAGACTCAGACTATGAAGAGTTTGTAAAAAGCTTTAAAACCGAAGAAAGCGAGGAAGAAATGGAAACAGAACAAATTGTTGTTGAAGAAAAATCTGAAGCCATTTCTGAAACAGATGTTGTTGAAACTGTAGAAACTGCAGAAGCGATTGAAGTTGAAGAAAAAGCTGATGAAGATTCTTCAAACGAAGATCTCGCTGAAGAAACCACAGTAGAGCTTACAGAGGAAACTAAAAATGTTATTGAAGAAACATCTTTAGAGCTTTCTGAAGAAGATGACTTTGAAGAAATTAATCCTATGGATCCAATTCCTTTTGTAAATCTTTTATCTGCTGAAACTTCTTCATTGAGTACAGATACCTTTGTAAAATACGAAGGAAAAAGATTTAAAATTACTAAGATTGCTACTGCCGAATCTCCAAATTTTAAATTTTTAGAGGTTGACGTAAACGGAAAAACAGTAGATAATATAGGTACAGTTCCGGCAGAGGAAATTGCTGTTGTGAATACTTGGGATATTGGTACAAAATATGATATTCATGTAATTAATACTAAAACACCAAGATTATCTGACTCTGTAAGAGAAGAAATTAAATCAAAGTATCAGAACTCTAATACAGCGACAGAACAATATTTATTCTCTTTAAAAACAGATGAAAATATTACTAACAGTTCAGAGTTACAAGAAAAACTAAATAAAATTTTAAATCTAAAATCAAACGGTGAAGATTGGTCAGATTCTGATTATGTCTTTGCAAACTACTTAAATAATATTATTCAAGAATTGAATAAGATGAACCCAAATGATCAAAGAGATCTAGCCCTAAAATTACACGGGCAAATGATTATCGAAACAAAGGAGAAAGACGATATGGCTACTCAAACTGCAGGCGATGTACTAACTATCAATACTGGTGCAGCCGAAAATAAACAAGCAGAAGCTAAAGCCGCCACTGTAGAGGTACATGAGCCTAGAGTGGCTGAATTAGTTGAAAAAACAGGCGAAGCTATCATGCAACAAGCTGATGCTCGCGATAGACAAGAGTTAGTTGAGGAAAAAGCAGCTTATACACCACGTGAAAATGAGGCTGTTGCAGAACTTAAAGCTCAAATGGAAAAATACCGCGAAGAAATTGCTGCTCTTCAGAACAGCAAAATGGTATGGCAAGAGTCACAGCGTAAAGAAAACCCATATTCTGCTAAAGAAATGGCAAACGCTGTTATGCTCGGTTATGCTCTTAATAGACGTGATGTAATGGATACAAAATATGGTAATAAAATCAAAGCTATTGTTCAGTCAGGACATGGCGAAAACTTTATTTCTAACTTTTCGACCAACATCTACGAAGAAATGCAGCAGCAGTTAGTTGTTGCTCCAATGTTTAATCGTGTACAGGTTGACGCAAAAACTTTCCGCATCCCAGTAGCTGATGAAGACGATGGTTTCTCATCATCATCTGACGGTGTTGCACAGTTTGAAAGCGGAACTTATGCAACAGGTATTGGAGATAGTACTAATGTTCCTGAATCTTATCAGAACGTAATTAAGTCAGTTGATTTGACTCCTCATAAATTTATGACTTCAACTCATCTTGCAAAAGACGAAGAAGAAGATACAATTCTTCCTCTTATTGACTTCTTACGTGCTTCAACAACTCGTCGTATTGCTCGCGCAATTGACAAGTCAATTCTTCGTGGTACTGGAGCGTCATCAGGGTTTACCTCTAATGCTGCTGCTATTACTGCTGGTACTGGTTTTGCTTCTGTAATTACTGGTATTACTAAGCTTGCTAACGCTGCTGCTCTTGAACAGCAAACTGGTTCTGCATCTGCTAAGGCTGCACCTGCTGAAATTGCTGATGCTCGTGCAACTCTTGGTAAATATGGACTTCAGTTAGGTGATCAACTTGTTTATATTACTGGTGTTGAAGGGTATAACTCACTTGTAGCTGAAACAGACTTCCGTACTGTAGATAAGTTCGGGCCTAACGCTACTTATTTAACAGGTGCTCTTGGAGCTATTTATGGAATTCCTGTTGTTATCTCTGAATTTATGGATAACGTAGGCACTTCATGGAACACTCTTGGAACTCTTGTTTACAAGCCAGGATTCGTTATTGGTGAGAGACGCGGAATGGAGATTGAGAGTGAGTATGAACCACGTCAGCAGGTAACTGCAATGTACATGTCAACACGTTTTGACTTTAAAGCATTGACTACTGCTGGAACAGCTTCAGCTCCTACATTGAGCTCAACCTACTCATTCGCGTGTAATATCGCAGCTGGCTAATATTAAAATTAGTCATATAGCGTAAAAGGCGTTAATGCAACAGGGCAGGTGTAAACAACGCCTGCCCTATTTTACTAAAAGGAGAATTTATAATGGCTAAAAAAGATCCTATAGAAAGATTACTTTCTATTGATAATTATCAAGAGTTCTTATTAAAATTAAGATCTTATAATGTAGACTCTGATGCTATAAAAAATCAATGGAAAGAAAGAAGACAGCCTAAAGCAAAACCTGAATCTTCTACAACAAATAGGAGTATGCAGTCAATGTTTTCTACTAAAAAAGTAGTAACAGAAACCTCAGTACCTGATACTTCTGAAGAGGAGTAAAAAATGGCACAACCTGTAACAGTTCCTTATGTATCTTTAGGAGAAGTTAAAGAGTATTTACAGATAAATAGTAATACTTATGACACTAGAATAAGTAATTTAATTTCCTATGCTTGCTCAGTTGTAGAGAGTTATGTAGGTAGAGAAATTAAGAATAATGTTTATACTGAGCTTTATAATGGAGGAACTTCTCAGGTATTTGTTTCTAGACTACCTTTAAATAGTGTAAAATCAATTACAGAGTATGATGGTAGCACTCATAAAACGTTAATAGGTCCTAGTTCTGATGGGTCTTTTGTTAGTGGAGATTTTGATACTTCTACAATTACATCTACTGCGATACTAAAAACTCGAAGAAAAAAGTTTGGAGAAAGCTCTGTATATTTTAATGGGAGTGCTTTTATTTCTGCAAACGATCCAGAAACTGGTAATCCTAAATTTGATTTTCAAAGTGATGATTTTACTATTGAAGGATGGTTTAGATTTGAAGATTTATCTAACACTAAAGCAATGGTCTCAAGAGGAGATGCAAATACTAAAATAGAATTAAGTTACAGCCCTTATCTAGGAGTAAATTTTAGAGCTTTAAACTCAGACACTGAAGTAGCTAATGTACATCATTTTACTAGTACTTCTTCTACTTCAAGCTATTATGTACCAAAAGCAAATTCTTTTAGTCACTATGCTTTAAGTAGAGAAAATAATGATATACGTCTATTTATAGATGGAACACTTGTTAAGACACAATCTACATCTAACTCTCTTCCGTCAATTTCTGTGAGCACCCCACTACATTTAGGTAAAACTGGAGTAACAGGTAGCGAAAACTATTTTAAAGGATATATGGATGAATTTAGAGTAACTATAGATGCTAAATATACTAGTACTTTTACAGCTCCGACTACTCCTAATGCGACAGACGAAAATACAGTATTATTATTACATTTTAATGGAAAAAATAATAATTCAACATTAAAAGACGACTCTAGAACTACTCCAGAATATATATGGAATTCAGAAACTGGAGGTATTAGAAGATATAATGCAGGAGTACAAGGTGTAACAGATATATCTGTTATTCCTGAAACTACATTCAGAAACTTTCCTAGAGGTGTAAAAGTTACTTATGATGCAGGATTTACTATTATACCTCGTGATATCAAAGTAGCGACTTTAGACTATATTAAAATATTACATAAACAAACACAAGAAAACGCTGGATTCTCTTTACAAGGAGAAAGTGGTAAATCTCATGGATTAAGTGCTAACTTTCCTCCACATATTCGTAGAGTTCTTGAAATGTATCGTGTGGTAATGTAATGGCTGTAGTAGCTTTTTCTATTACAATTACAGAGCCGGAACTAATAAAAAACTATGCTAGTTATATGGAAGAA